AAAACTCTGCATCACACCCATCCGGTTCATCCGTGCGTTGTACGTGTCTTTGGGCGCAAGCATCAGTTCTTTGGGTCGCCCGTAGATACTGTTGATGGCTTGGAGAATCGTGGTCTTGCCCGAACCAGACTCTCGGCTAAACAGGTTGAGCAGGAACCCATCAAGCGTAGTGAACTTCATGAGCAGCGTGCCAAACCCCATGAAGAAAGCAAACGCCCTGTGCTCCATACCCTCCCGGCCATAAGTATTGATGACATCCTTCCAGACGTGGAAGTCGCCCTTGGGTTGGAATAGGGGAATGAGTGGTAGCGTGGCTGATGACGGCGGGCTGTAGACCGTTTCCGTAGCCCGGACCTCGCGGTCGCCAATCACAATAGCGGACTCATCCTCTACCCAACCAAATTGTTTGCGTGCAATCTCTGCTTCTGAAGTCATTTGTAGTTCCTCAACCCAGCGTGTTACGTACCACATAAGCACGTCCTGTTTTTTGCCAATCACTGCGACACCAAACGATGCCACCGTGCTAATAAATTTCTCTTTGGACAAGACGTTTGGGAGTGTCATGATGAACTCTCGAACGCCATCCTTTGGAAGATGCAGTCTCAGTAGTAGGGTTTCCCCCAAGTCTGGATCGTGCATCCGTTTAACGACATAGAAGTCGTACGGGTAAATTAGTTCATCTTTGTCATTGTCGTCCTTGTCTTTGTTGGTTACGTAGATGCCACCGTTTTTCCCCCGGAAGAAGGGAAACGGCAGTTTGGGAATGACAAACTTCTTCAGCTCCTTAGTCGTTGGCTCCAAATCCAACACGGTGTTGTCTTCTTCAGAGTCGGCCTTGACGATCTCTTTGCCAAGCTGAATGGGTGACGTGATCTTGTGCGTGCAGCCTTCGCAGCCAGCGGGGTTGAGCTTCTTAAATGTCTCGCAGGTGTACGGACCCTTAGTCTCGGTCGCCTTAGTCTCGGTCGTTTCCGCTGAGTAACCGGGGTGCTTGTTAGAGATGATGTGGATCGCCTTGTTGCGGTCCATGCACTGTTGAGCAATGCTTAACCCAGCACGCCACAACGGCTCCTCCAGTGTCGCTTGGTTGTCGTAGATATTCAGGATCTGGTTACACCCCGTGCCCTGAACAGACTTCACCAAGATGGTACGGAACCGCGACTCACTGTTGCCCATCAACGCCAACGTAGTCGCATCAAGTGGGCGTTTGAACTCAGACTTCTGAATAGCCTTGAGGATGTCGTCGGTAGGGGGCAGGAGTGCTTCAACCTCGGCCCATGACATCACGGGTGCAACATGTAGCACCTCCACCAGCATGGGGTTGTCTGCATCCTTGACGTGGTATGTCTCAGGCACACGCAACACCCGTGCGGCTTCAGCCGTGACCGCTGGGTCCACCTCAAACTTGTGGTGCTCGCACAGGGCTTTAAGTTGCTCGGCATGCCCCTTCCACTGAGTGCGCGGCATCGCCTCGTCCATCACCCAGTACACGTGTGCCCCGCGCCCAGATTTCACAATCGTCGGGCGTGGCAGTTTTGCTGCTTTGCAAAAATTCTTGAGCGCAACCATGCCTTCGCCCAGATCAGCAAAGGGTTTGGTCGGACCACAATCCAAGTCAATAAAGAATGACTTGAGGGCTATCGCGTTGTTCCGTGTGCGACCGTTCTGTGGGTCCCCGTACTTCGCCATACCGTAAAAAACATTGAACTGCTCCTCAACCAACGCATCTGCTTGTGCGCTTATCTCTTCGATACTACCTACAAACCGTTGCCGTATAACTTCTTTACCTTCCCCATCGGGAGTGGGTACAACCTTAATCCCGAAGGTACAGTAGTGTTCGCTTTCTTGCAGGGGTGCGAGCACCAACGCAAGAAACTCTTTGCGCGACACCATAGCCGTCCTTGTATCCGTCGTTGTGTAAGAAGGGCAGGAATGTGACGGCGAACACTCTTTTCGGTAGCTAGCCTAGCCCTTCCGTACTCATCAAGTCAATCTGACGACCAACTCTTTGACCTTTGCTTCGTGGGTCTTTGACACCACGGATTCCCCACGAAACCACGCATAGACTGCCATACGGCTGACCCCCACCCACTCAGCGACATCTGCAACAGGTATGTCCCTGTCAACACATAGCACCCCGAGTTTGACACCCAGAAGGCGAGGGTCGGCTTGCTTAATCAGCCATGCCGTCCGTCTGGAATATCCAGCCATTACTCATCGTCCCACTCTGCAAGAATCTTCGACAGGTCCTTCTTAGGAGTCGCTTCTTCCTGCTTCGCAACGACTTTGGTAGGCTCGATCACGATATCCACGACCGGAGCTGAGAGGCGTGGGCTTGCGGCTGGCTTCGTCCCATTGGACTCGTACACCGTGTTCTTAATCGCACGCTTCGCGGCTTCCGTCTGCCCTTGCTCAATAGCGGTCTGGTGCTCATCAGCAGTCATAACACGCACAGGCTTGAAGGTCAGCTTGGGGAACTTGGCGTCCGTATCAAACCGCATCTCCGTCACCACGGCAGTGATGGGGATACCCTTGCTACCAACCATCTTGGCGTAGGTCTGCAACGGCCACTTGCCCGGACTACCAATTCCGAAGACGGACGCACCGGGAAGATCCACCGACATCACGTCGCCGCGCATGTCATTGGCCAGAGTCACAGCAATACGTTGCCGTGTTTTACAAGCCTTGCCCTCACCTTGACCCGAACCCTTCTCGTTCTGGATGCAGTCGATGCACCGCTTTGATTGGGGCGATTGAGCCTTAGCATCAGGGAACTCACCATCTGGGGACCAGCAGTCGGGCGCAGTGAGAGCCTGACCTTGTACGTACGCACTGGCGTAGAACCGTTTGTAGACTTTCCCCGCTCCCACAATAACGACATTCAGTCCACGGTCGTCAATCTTCGTGACTTCTTTTCCATTCACATTTAGACGGAACGCACCCCCGTCGATACCAATACTCTTGAATGAGCTACCACCACCGCCACCCATAAGGGCTTTGGTTGCGTCATCCATTTCAACAGTGGCAAGGTACGAAGGCAGTTCAAGCATAGCTAATTCGTTACTCACGAATATTCTCCTTAGCGTTTAACAATAACGATGGTCTGCGTAACATCCGCGTTTAGCCCCGGCGGATGTGTATCGGGGTTTTCCTCAAGGTACTGCGCCATGTTGGTGTTGTTGATGCGTTGGAACATCAACGAAAAGGCATCGTTGTCCTTGATGAACTTGTAGAAGGACTCCCAGTCACTGGTCCAGAAATTCTTGGTTGTCCTCCGTGATACCGTACCGTGCTCGGTACGGATCGTTGTAGCACCCTGCTCCTTGCAGATTTCAAGCAGTTGGCCAGCAATCGTATCTAACTGGGCCTTCAACTCATCGTCTTGTTTGGACAGCTCTCGCCGCTTTTCGCGGATTTTGACGTATATCTTTGCCAGCTTGTCGGCGGTCAGCTCGGACATTGCACTCTCCTTTAGTTAGTCTGACTATCTTACTCTCACGAATTTACATTGTCAAGCGTCCTCCACCACATTTTTATAGAGGTCGATGAGGCGGGTGTGCACACTGACCTTCTCTGAGAGCATCTTGTACACACGGTTCTCAACCGGACTGCCCTGCAAGTGCACCACGGTGCAGGGGTTGTGTTGCCCTGCGCGATGCACGCGGGCGTTGGCTTGTAGGTAGGTTTCTGTTGAGGTGATTGGCCCCCACCACACCACCACATTGGCGGCATGGAGCGTCACACCGTGCGCGGCAGCTTGTGGCTGGATGACCAGCACCTGCGGGTTCTTCTCGTTCTGGAACTGTGCGAACACTTCCGTACGCTTGGTTGCAGATACGCCACCGTGAATGACCTCGTTGGGTATCTTCTGCTTGGTTAGTTCTGCCGATATGATCTCGATGGCATGTCTGAAGGGCACGAAGATGATGACCTTGTGGCTGGCTTCCTCGATCACCTCAAGCAGGGCGTTCATGCGGTTCTTGGCATCGAACGCTACGACCTCACCACTATCCGAGTAGACCGCACCGCACGACAGTTGTAATAACTTGTTGATGTTTGCCGCCGCGTTGACTGTGGTGATGTCCTCCCCCGCCGCGACCGTGACCATGTGCTTGCGCAACTGCTCGTAGTACTTGGTCTGCTGTGTAGTCAGCGGGACATCGCGGGTGACGTACGTCATCTCCGGCAGGTCCAGACATTCAGCTTTGGTAAAACGTATTGCTGGTTGCAAGACCTCGTGGACTATTTTCTCTGATGAAGGTTTGGGTATCCACTTAAACTGCGTCAGCCGGTACAGCACCATGTCTCGGAATGCCCCGGAGTACTT